CTGACTGCCTCATCCGTTGTGCTGGACACCACAATAACCGATCACCAAAGAGAAGCAAGGCAGTTTCTCTTGAAAACGCGGGATTTCTTTTAAACGCCCTGGTCAACGGCCTAAGAAAGTTTCCCCGGATCTCGCTGTCCCGGTATCGTTAGCCTTGCTTACGTTTACCAGGTAGCGACCAGGTCGACCGACGGACGGACGTCGGCAGGCAGCCAGCGAGTGACAGCGAGGCGGACAGCGAGGCAGCCAGCGAGTCAGCCAGCGAGACAGCGAGGGGCGGACAGCGAGGCAGCGGGGAACGGTGAACGGGTAGAGCGCGGCCACGACCAGGCAACCGTGACATCGCGCGCTGTCATGATTCGGCCGATCACCACTCAGTGTGGCCACCACTCACCCACCATGACACCCTTACAATGTTTTCATGTATTACCATGGTCATCAGTCATACGTGGAGTGCGGATAACCATAGTTATCGGTAACACCAACCGCGTTCTCCCTGGTATCAGAGCACTCAGGACACATCGCAAAACGACATGACCGGGGCATGTGCCGCCGCCGCCCGACGAGAAAAGTACTTATCTCCTCGCCCTCATAGTGGTAACCGCAGGTGGGGTGCGTGATGTGAGGTATCTGACGATATGTACCCCGCCCGTGTTCTGCGTTTTGGCCGAATGGCCGCTGAGCTGGGCGACTACAGACGCGTACAGCAGAACCCTCTCCACAGGACCCCTATAGAAAGCGTGTTCTGACCCCCTTCGTTGACAGGGCCTGTTTTCTCCGGTGCAGTTCTGGTAAATGCCGGCCCCGATCACTCCTCGGCAGTGGGAAATCTACGAGCAGCGCCGCAATCGTGGCTGGTCGGTGGCTCAGGCCTGCCGCGAGGCCAAGATCGACCCGTCCACCGCCCACCGGAGGGAGCGCAATAACGAGGGGCTGAACCGCAGGGAGCGCAAATGGCTGGATCCGAGGCTCAAGGCGTCGGATCCGCTGGCCTACAACTCCCTGAGCACCAAGGCCCGCCGGGCCCTGATCGACTTCGCCTACTTCCAGCGCCGGTACTTCGGCCGGGTCGCTACCCCGTGGCAGGTGGAGGCCGCTGAGATCGTGCTCCAGCTCCTGGCCACCGAGCAGAAGGAGTTCGTGGTCATGAACGCCCCGCCCGGGGTGGGGAAGTCCACGCTCTTTACTCTGGATCTGTGCGCCTGGCTCACGTGTCGGAACCGACAGATACGGGGTCTCATTGGCTCCAAAACCCAGACCTCCGCTGTCCGTTACGTGCAGAGGCTCAAACGGCATCTGGAGATGGGTGTCCCCATCAAGGGCGAGGGTCAGGAGGTGGACCTGGGATTGGCGCTCGACGCCGAGGCCACCCTCGCTGACGATTTCGGGGCGTCCCGGCCCGCGTATAAGGACCAATGGGCCGGCGAGGCATTTGTGGTCGCTCAGCCCGGTGGGGCCATGGTGGCCGAGAAGGAGCCGACCTGGAGTGCCTACGGGATGGACTCCGGTTTCCTCGGGATGCGTTACGACATCATCATCTGGGACGACCTGGTGGACCAGCGGGTGCTGCGAACTATCGAGTCACGAGAGAACCAGCAGCTGTGGTGGGACACCGTGGCCGAGAAGAGGTTGGAGCCGGCCGGGTTGCTGGTGCTCCAGGGCCAGCGGATGGGCCCGGATGATCTGTACCGCTACGCCCTGGACAAGAGGGTGGTCCCCGAGGAGGACGAGGACCCCGACGCCGAGACCACCCACAAGTACCGCCACATCGTGTTCAAGGCCCACTACGACGACCGGTGCACCCTGGCCCACAAGCGGACCGACCCCTACTACCCCGAGGGCTGCCTGCTCGACCCCCGCCGGCTGCCCTGGTCGGAGCTGCGGGGCGAGATGGCCAACATGATGAGCAACTTCGCCGTGGTCTACCAGCAGGAGGACGTCGACCCCAACGCCGCCCTGGTCGACATGGCCTGGATCAAGGGTGGGTCTGACCCCCGCACCGCCGAGATCTACCCCGGCTGTCTCGACGTCGAGCGGGGCCTGGCCGAGCTGCCCAAGGGGTTGAACGGCGAACTGCTGTCCATCGCCACCGCCGACCCCTCCCCCACCAAGTTCTGGTCCATCCAGTGGTGGGTGGTGCGCCATGTCGACGGCGTGGCCCACGAGCGCTACCTCATGGACCACGTCCGCCAGAAGATGGACGCCCCCTCGTTCCTGGACTGGCACGAGAACATCCGGGCCTTCACCGGGTTGATGGAGGAATGGCAGGCCCGGTCGGTGAACCTGGACCTGAAGATCAACTACTGGATCGTGGAGGCCAACGCGGCCCAGCGGTTCATGCTTCAGTACAACCACGTGACCCGGTGGATGGCCCACTGGAAGACCAACCTCATCCCCCACCAGACCGCGGCCAACAAGAGCGACCCCGAGTACGGCATCGAGGTGCTGAAGCCGATCTACCGCTACGGCCAGGTCCGCCTGCCCTACCGGGCCGGGCCCGCCTACCTGGCTTCGGCCAAGCTCATCGAGGAAGTGACCCACTGGCCCATGGGCCGCTCCGACGACTGCGTCATGGCCCAGTGGTTCCTCGAATGGCATCTGCCCCGCCTGCTCCCGGTGGGCAAGCTCCTGCCCCGGATGCAACGGCCCACCTGGCTGCGCGAGGCCAACACCTGGGGTCACCGCCGCAAGTCCCGCCTGCTGACTGGAGCCCGCTGATGGCCCGAGCCCCCCGCCCCGCCCGCCTGATGCCCATGCCCGGGCTGGGCCCCGAGTCCGCCCAGGACCAGGAGTCCTTCGCCCAGTCGGCGGTGATCAGTGGTGCGGCCCCCACCGACACCGCCATCTCGGCCCTGCTGTCGGATCAGCCCACCCTGTTCGTCAACCAGCTCAAGAACGTGACCAAGAAGTGATCGTTCACACCGTCATCAGTGTTGGGGAGCGTAATCAGGTGGTGCGTGACGCCACCACGCCCCTCAACGGGGGCGGCGGGCGGCTGAGTATCTTCGCTCCCCGGTCCATGGCCATGGTCACCGAGATCGAGGCCATCGGGGCCTACACCTCCCCCGAGGACGCCCAGCGGGCCGCCGCGGCGCACCTGCAGGTGAACCCCAAGGATCGGGTGAAGATCAAGGTGGTCACGGTCGACGCGTTGCCGGCCGCGGCCCTGCCGCCCCCGCCCCAAATCTGTGTCGACTGCGGGATCGCGGTCACTTCCGGCCACAACCGGTGCATTCCCTGTCTGAAGGCCTTCTATCAGGCCTGCCGGGACGCCGATCCCTTCGGAGGAGCGGCCGAGGCCGGTCTGGAGGGCGTTCCGGCCAACTTTCGAGCGTTGGAGAAGGCCTGATGGCGGAAAACATCGCTTTCATGCAGATCGGCAACGCCTGGTGGTGCGATCAGCACTCCGGACTCCATCAGGGGCTTCTGATCGGCTTCGACCACGAACATCGCAAGCGTTTGCACGCTCTTTTCTTCAATGTGACCCCGGTGGCCGATTTTCACTTCGACATCGAGGTGGCCGACGTCGTTCCCGAGCTGGCCGAGGCCGAAGACATCGTTCCCGAGGATCTGATCCGGAAAATGCGCGATGTGAGGGAGCAATACGGGCAATGACCGTCTCCGCCGAGCAGATCGTGATGTGGTACCGGGAACGGCGCTCCGCGGCCGGCCCGTTGCACGCCCGGATGCAGGAGATCCGCGATCTCTACAACGGCGACGTCCAGGTGCCCCTGCCCGAGCTGGACCGCAACGAGCAGCCCGCGGTGGCCAATCTCATCTCCCAAGGGCTCGATCAGATGGCCATGCGGGTCGCGTCGACCCTGCCGTCCATCACCTACACCCCATTGAAGCCCGGACAGGCCAAATCCGAGGAATACGCCCGGATTCGCCGCCTGGCCAACTACAGCTGGTGGCAGCTCAACCGATTCGACCGCCTGCAGCGCAAACGGGCCCGGTGGCTGATCGGTTACGCCGCCGCCCCGGTCATCATGCGTCCCGACTTCAAACGGCGGATTCCGGGGTGGCAGCCGGCCGATCCGCTCAACACCTACCCCTCCGAGATGGATCCGGTCGATGTGATGCCGTCCGACACCATCTTGAGCTACAAGCGGTCCCTGGCCTGGCTCCGCCACCTTTTCCCCGGTCCCATCGGCGCCCTGGAGGTCGGACCGAAGGCTACTCCGGACACCATGATCGAACTGCTGGAGTACGTCGATGACACTGAGCACGTTCTTGTCGCAGTGGGAAAAGCTCCAGAGGCAGACCGGGTTCCTTTCGGTCAGGCCCCTCGTTCTACCGGCCGACCGTATGTTGACCTTCAGCGCTTCGAGAACCGTCTGGGACGCTGCACGGTGGTCTATCCGACCCGGCCCAGTCTGGAGCGTCCCACGTCTCAGTTCGATGGTATGCCCAGCTTGTACAAGACGCAGGCACGGGCTATGGCCCTATGGCTTATCGCCGCCGAGCGTGCTGTGTTTCCTGACACGTGGTTCATCTCCCGCCCCAATGAGACTGTCGACGTCATCGAGGAGCCTGACGGTCGGGCCGGTATTCCGGGTCGGGTGAAGGGTGGCGACCTGCGCGAGGTCACCACCACGCCGGCTCCGGGCACGGCCCAGATCGTGGACCTGCTGGAGCGCAATCAGCGGGTAGGCGCCGGCCTGTCCCCGGACTTCGGGGGCGAAAACCCGACCAATGTGCGAACCGGTCGGGCCGGTGAGCAACTTCTGTCAGCCACGGTGGACTTCTGGGTGCAGGAAGCTCAGGAGACCCTGGCCGTCGCCTACCAGGAAGAGAATGCCCTCGCCGTCAAGATCATGCGAGCGTATTTCGGGGATGAGCCCAAGAGCTTCGTCGTCAACTTCAAGAAGGTCAACGGCCAGGTCGACTACATCCCCCTGATCCACTTCGACAGCTCGACCAACGTGGTCAGCTGGCCGGCGGTGGGGGCCGACGTGAACAGCCTGGCCATCGGCATCGGCCAACGGCTGGGCCTGGGCGAGATGTCCATCCGCACCGCCCAGGATCTCGACCCCTACATTGACGACTCCGAACGCGAGCACCGCCGGCTCACCACCGAGCAAATCGAGAAGGCGCTCATCACGTCGATTGATCAGGCCGTGGCCTCCGGGCAGATCGGCCCCCTGGAAGTGGCCCGACTGGTGGAGCTGGTCCGCACCGGAGACATGCAGATCTACGAGGCGTTCCAGAAGGTCCACCAGGAGATCGTGGACCAGGCTCAGCAACAGCAACAGCCTCCGGGCCCGAACGGGGCACCTCCTGGCGCTCTCGGGCCCGGGGGGCCACCGGGGGCCGGTCTAGCAGGCGCTGGCCCCGGTGGTCCGGGCGGCGGTCCTCCGGGTCTTACCAACCCGGGGATCGCGGCCCAGCTGGGGATGGGGATGCAGAATCCGCCCGGCCAGACCATCGCCGCGCCCACCCCGGGCGTGCAGCACATGGCCCAGCTGTTCAGCGCCCTGCGGCCTAGGCGGGTGTGATGCCTCGAAACCGACCGGGAGGAATGCGAGCCGGCGACCCCGGCACCAACTATCCCAATCGAAGCGATCTCAACACTCAGCCCAATCTGCCGGTCCGGGTGGCCACCAATCAAACCTACGGGAAGGCCCAGGCTCAGGCCCAGGCCCAGCGGACCGTGCCGATGGCCCCTCCTCCCACTCTGATGGGGCCTCCCGGTGGGGCACCGCCTGGTCCGACCGGATCACCGGCCGGCGGACCGGCGGCCCCGCCGCCGCCCGGTATTCCGCCCGGCGCCTTCGGGGACATCCACCGGCCCACCGAGCGACCCCTGGAGCCGGTCACCGCCGGGGCTGCCCTCGGGCCCGGTCCGGGCATGGAGGCACTGCAGGGTCTTCCCGATCAGGGCACCACCCAGCTGTCCGGTCTGCTGAGCGCCATCGCCCAGAGTTCGGGTAACTCCGCTCTGGCTCAGCTGGCCGCCAAGGCCGCCGCCAACGGGCAGTAAATGGCCGGGCCCCAGGTCTCCCCCAGCCCGCTCCCGCTTCCGCCGGCCGCGCCGGCTCCGGGTGGGCTCGATCTCATGCTGCGGGCCATGAGCAACGCCGCCCCCCAGCTCGACCCGAGCGTGCACGCCGCCATCGCCCAATCCCAGACCGATCCCCAGGCCGCGGTGAACGCGGCTCAGGCCACCATGGGCTACCAGAACGCGGCGGCCATGGTCGACCAGCTCAACAGCTACAGCCTGTCCGACCGGACCGCCTCCTACAACGCCATGCCCCGCTCCACCCAGCAGGCCCTGGTGGCCGCCGGCTTCAAACCGCCCAGCCACGGCGGGGGAATCGGCGGATTTTTCCGGCACGACATCCTCCATCCCCTGGCCCAGGTGGTCACCAGCCCGCTCAAGTCTCAGGCCGGCAAGGACGTCATGGGCGCCCTCGGCGCCGGCCTGCGCTTCAGTCAGCACCTGGAGCGGATGAACATCGGTCTGGGCTCTCCGGTCAGCCCCATCGGTGTGATCGCGCCCACCATGACCAGTTCGATTGATCGCTCCATGCAGCGCCAGGCCTTCCATCCCAGCGAGTGGGCCAACATCTGGGACGAGACCGCCAACGGGCAGCACTACATCCTCCCCCAGATCCAGCGCCAGGTGCAGAAGCAGTACGGCGACGACACCTACCAGCTGGCCCTCCGACTGGCCACCGGAGCCGATCCGGCCGCCATCGTCCAGTCCTTGCCCGCCGATCAGCAGGGGGCCATGCTCAATCGGCTCCAGACCGATCCCAAGCTGCACGAGGCCACCGCCGCCCTTAACGCCGGTCACCTGTCGTTCGGTCACGCGGTGATGACGCCCAACTTCATCATCCACCATCCCCGCATCGGCAACGACCTGTCCGGATTGCTGGACGCGGCCTACGACTGGAACATGGATCCCACCGTCATCGCCGGCAAGGCTGGTAAGGCGCTCAGCGTGGCCCGCTACTTCGTGGGCGACTCCGAAGCGGTGCGGGATCTCTACTACGCCGGATCCCACTGGAAGGTCCAGCTCCGCAACGGGGTCACGTCCACCGTGGCCGAACCGGCCAACATGGCCGACCGGCTCCGCTACAGCGGATCCCAGAACTTCCGCACCGCGGTGCAGGACATCGCCAGCCGCATCCGCAACGAGGGAGCCCAATCGGCCGCCGGCCTGCTGGAGCGCTACCCCGACCTGCAACCGGTCATCCCCCACATGGTCCAGTCGGGCATGGACACCCCGATGAAGGTGCTCGACTTCTTTTCCGACGGCATGGGCGGCACCGCCTCCATTCTCAACGGCCGGGCCGCCCGCATCGGAGATCTGCGGGGCGGAGTGGTGCCCCACCTCAACTACATCGGTCAGCAACGGCTGGCCACCCGGCTGAGCCAGGCGATTGATTTCACCGCCGACGGACCGAACGAGGTGCCCGTCGGCGAGGGCGACATCATCGACCACCCAGCGAACCCGCCCGGACCGATCAAGAACATCGCGGTCGGAGCGGCCCGCTGGGGACTGGGTGGTCGGACCCAGAGCCTGCGCCGGCTGTCCACTCTGGTCTCCCAAACCAGCACTTTCGATCCCAGCAACCCCGAGACCCTGGGCCGGCTGCGCGACATCGCTCTCTACGCCCTGCCCCGAGCCCAGGCCGATCAGGTGGTCAACGCCTTCGCCGCCACTGCCGATCTGGGCCTCAAACGGAAGATCTTCGCCGGCCTCATGGAGAACATGGGCCGGGCCGCCGGCATTGACGAGGACAGCGCCCTGTGGCAGCACTACATGAGCCGGTTCACCATGGAAGGCGGCGACAACGTGGCCGCCCCCACCCGGCGCTTCGCCCCCGACGGCCAGGACACCTTCGACGCCGGCCACACCAATCCCACCAACGTGGCCATCCTGGAGAACCAGGCCACCGACGAGTGGGGCATCCCCGACTTCAAGACCTTCCGCATGAACGCCAAGAAGTCGGCCATGATGCGAGCCACCGTCGGCGCCGTCAACGCGGGCTGGATGGACAAGTACATGCGGCTGTGGCGGGGCATGACCCTGGCCCGGCCCGGCTTCGGTCTGCGGGTGGCCGGCGACGAGGCCTTCGCCTTCATCCTGCGCAAGGGCCCCCTCGCCTACCTCCAGGCCCGGCTGGCATCCAGCATCGCCAACCGGGCCGCCGCCGCCCCTGAGTTGAGCGTAGCCGAGCAACAGGCCCGCTCCATCTATCGCCGGCTGACCGAGGACATGCCCACCCGGGTCCGCAACAGCATCACCAACCCCACCGACCTGGCCGCGGCCCAGCTGGGCCAATCGACCCGCACCGCCATGCAGCGAGTGGACGGGGCCCTGTCCCAGGGCAAGTACATGGCCGGGGCCCGTAAGCTCATCCAGAACGGGGTGCAGGACACCGAGGGCGGCTACGCCGATCACATCTGGGCCACCACCCAGCCCTTCGACACCGACCTAGCCCGGGGCCGCCCCCAGCCGGTGACCCTGCAGAACGGCCGCAAGCTCAAGGCCGAGTTCGTCCGCACCGGTAAGTACGTCCAACTCGACAAGGGCCACGAGGGCTACCTGCAGGCCTACCACAACCAGCTCGATGAACTGGCCAACAGCCGGTGGGCCAACACCTCCATGACCCACATCGACGCTCACCCCGACGACCGGATGCGCGAGGTCTCCGACCACATCCAATCGAACGAGAAGTTGTGGAAGCGCTTCATCCGTTACCTCGGCACCCGGGATGGCAACCTGGTCGCCACCGGGGAGACCACCCGCCAGGCCGCGGCCGAGGATCACGCCCTGGCCGTCAGTCAGCTGGTGGATGCCTCCGTGAAGACCCCGCTCGGTGAGCACATCCGGGCCGCCTTCGGAGCGCCCGGGAAACCGTTCGGAACCGGCGACGAGATGACCATGGCCGAATACCTCCAGGAGTACGGCCAATCGCCCTCGGTGGAGAAGCTGGGCCAGATCCCCTTCGAGCAGAGGCCCCAGTTTGCCAAAGGACCCGAGCAGGTGCTGGGTTTCGGCCGCACCGGCAACTTCCTGCAGCAGCTCACCGACAAGACCTTCGAGAAGATCGTTTCCCCCCAGCTCAACTGGATCAGCCGCCAACCGATCTTCCTGCACAACTACACCGTGTCCCGGGATGCCTGGGCCCGCCAAGCCAACATCTGGCGCCAATCGGGCATGAGCGAGAACAAGATCGAGGAGCTGACCCACCAGTACGCCATGCAACGGGCGTTCAAGCTCACCGTCCCCTACATCCACAACCCCGAGCTGAAATCCCAGATGTCGGTGATGACCCGCAATCTGGCCCCGTTCTGGTTCGCCCAGGAGCAGGCGTACAAGCGCTACGCCCGCACCCTCAAGGTGGCGCCCTGGGGTGTGCGCCAGGCCCAGCTCATCAATCAGGGACTGGTCCACGCCGGGTTCATCCACACCGACCAGCAAACCGGGGCCGAGTATTTCGTCTACCCGCTCACCTCCATCGGGATGGACGTCATCACCCGGGTGTTGAGCCACTTCAATCAATCGGCCACCCTGCCCGTCAGCGCTGGATTGATCGGCCAGGTGTCGGGCCTCAGTCCGTCCTTCGAGCGCATGGGCCTACCCAACTTCGGTCCCTTCGTGGTCACCCCCATGAACGCCATCAAATCCATGGCCCCCCGCACCACCGCGCTGGTGGACACCGTCCTCGGCCAGCAGGCCTCCAACCAGGGACTGCTGAAGCCGCTCCTGCCCGGCAACATCGTGCGGGCCATGGACATCCTGGCTCCCGACGCCCTGGACCATTCTCAGGCCGCCTCAGCTCAGATGCAGGCCATCCAGGCTCTGGAGGCCACCGGTCATGGCCTTGGGGCGCCGGCTACCAACAACCGGGGCACCTACAACGGGACCGGAGTCCCGCCCGGGTTGGGCGGCAAGACCGGCGACTACTTCACCGACGTGCACGGCACTCAGTACGTCATGCAGGGCGATGGCCGGTGGCGGGCCAACGACGCCGCGGCCATGGACCAGTACCTCAAGCGAGTGGACAAGTGGACCCGCTCGTTCATGGTGATGCGGGCCATCCTCGGCCTGTCCGGCCCGGCTTCCCCCGAAGTGCAGTTCAACCCCGACAACCTCCACCAGGATCTGCAGCGCTACCTCAGCGACAAGGGAATGACCGTCAGCCAGGCCCTGACCGCCTTTCTGCAACAGCATCCCGATGCCAGCGCCTACACCGTCTTCCAGACCAAATCCGGTGACGGGACCCCGGCTCCAGCGGTGGCGCCAGCCATGGCCTGGATGGACGCCCATCACAACTTCGTGGCCGCCCACCGCGACGCGGCCAGCTACTTCATCCCCATGCCCGACACCACCGGGAAGTTTGATCTGCCCGCCTACCAGGAGCAGCTGGCCGAAGGGTTCCGGGTCAAGAAGTCACCCAAGGAGTTCTACAACGACGTGGTCTACGCCATGTCGGCCAACACCTACTTCAACGCCCTGGACAACAAGAACCGATTGGTGTCCGCCCCGCCGGCCGGCATGACCAAGTCCGACGTCACCGGGGCCTGGACCCAGTGGTCCCAGAACTTCATGGCCACCAACCCCCTCTTCGCTGATCAGCTCACTTCGTCGAATGGGCCATTGGTGCGAGCCCAGATCATGGAGGACGTCGGCCACGCCCTCAACGATCCCAACCTGCCCCACACGCCTCAGACGGTGGACGTGGCCACCCTCTACGACGGCTGGCACAACTGGCAGGCCATGGTCACCACCGGCCCCAACTCGCCCCAACTCTCCTCAACCATGAAGAGTCAGGTCGACCAGCAGTTCGCCATCTGGGCCGAGCAGTTCGTGACCCAACACCCTGACGTGCGGCCCCTCTACGAGAAGGCGATCAAGCCCAATCTCATCCCGGTGCTCGACGCCATGGCCAATGCAGGAGGGACCGTGTAATGCCTCCCCCCGGGGCTCAGACCATCAACTCGAACACCACCCAGATCCCCACCAGCCCGGGGCTGACTCCGCCGGCCACCTCGTCCATCGACTTCAGCAACCCCAACGCGGTGGCCTCGGGCGCCGGCCTGGGGGCGGTCACCGGCAGTACTGGCACGGTGTACCCGCCCGGCGTCACCTCCATGACGCCGTACTCCCTCGGCCAGATGGAGACCGAAGCCGGCGCCATCAGCGTGGGTCCCGACATCGCCGCCCTGCTCGACATCGCCCCGGGCAACTACTCGATGCCCGACCTGCTGTCCCACTTCAACTCCTTGAGCCGGGAGCAGCTGATCCAGCTCCAGGGCCAGCTGGCCGCGGGCGGCTTCTACACCGACTCCAGCGGCCAGCCCATGGCCAACCCACCCACCTACGGGGCCCACGACAATCAATCGTTCATGGCTTTCGCCAACGCATTGATGCAGACCGCCCAGCTCGGCCACACCGCCGACCAGAAGGGCACCACCAACAGTGTCGACACCGTCATCGCCAACAACATCTCCTCCGGCCTCGGCCAGATCGGCAAGGCGGCATCGCTCAGCCCCACGGTGGAAGGCGGCAACACCTACCAGATCGACCTGACCAACCCGGCCGCAGTACGGGAGCAGGCCACCGGCATCTTCCAGGCCGCGCTGGGCCGCAACCCCACCCAGGACGAACTGAGTCGTATCACGACCTATGTCCAGGGTGGCGAGGCCGCCTTCCAGGGGGCCCGCAACCAGCAGGCCGAGAACGCCAGCCAGGCCAAGTTCCAGGCCGACCTGACCGCCAAGCAGGCCGCCAACGCCCCGCAGGTGACCCTGGGCCCGGTGCCCAACGGCCCGTTCAACAGCGTGGGCCAGTGGGCCGCGGCCTTCCTGCAGTACCTGGGCGGAGGCAACACCAACCTGGTGACCTCGTCCAACATCGCCATGATCATGGGCTGGGCCAAAGCCAACGGCGACGGCCTGGACAAGAACAACCCCCTCGGCGTCACCCTGGCCGAACCGGGCAGTGAGCAGACCAAGGGCGGCACCCTGCCCTCGGCCCAGAGCTACAACAACCCGGCCGACGGGATGCGGGCCACGGCTCAGACCCTGGCCAACTTCCCTCTGCTCATGCAGGCCCTCGAATCCGGCGACGGGGCGGGCCAGCTCGGCAACAAGGCGTTCCAGGATGAGCTGCGCCAGTGGAGTTCGGGCGGCTACAGCGACATCACCAAACAGGTGTCCGGATCCCAGAAGCAGGCGGCCAGCTTCGCCCAGCAGTACGGCGCCGGCCAACCCGGCACCGCGGCAGCTACCGCGCCTCAGCCATCGGTGAACGTTCCAGCCGGAGCGGTGGGGACCAGCCAGGAAGCCAAGCTGGCCCAGAGCCAATACGAGAACCAGCTGGCTCAGGGCCAGCAGGCCGGCACCCCTCAGGATCCCGCCGTGGCCGCCACCCTCCAGGCCGGCGCCACCAATCCGGCGGTGGGGGCCTACCTCCAGGCCGGCTACAACGAGGCCCACGGCCTGGGCGACATGGTGGCGCCCCAGACCGCCAGCCTCGGCCAACAGCCGGTCGCCCCCGGGACCACCTACATCCCGTCCACCACCCTCACCCAGGTCCAGCCGGCCACCGCTGAGCAGGCCGCCTACCAGGCCGCCACAACCGGCGCCAACCGTATCGAGTACGGCGCCATGAACTACCTCAACCTGTTCAAGGGCCTGATGTCCTTCATCCAGCAAGGCGGATTCAAGTGAGCTTCGCCCCGCCGGTCAACGTCCTCAATCCCAACATCCAGGCCGCGGTCGCCAACGTCGACCCCACCGTGGTCTCGACGGTCATGCGCACCGCTGAAGGTCTTGGCATTGATCCCAACCTGGCCCTGGCCATGATGATGACCGAGTCCAAGGGCGACCCTCGCGCCGTGGGCGATAACGGCTCCAGCTACGGCCTGTTCCAGCTCCACCAGGGTGGGGAGCTGGGCAACCTCAGCCCGACCCAGGCGTTTGATCCGGCCACCAACGCCCGGGTGGCGCTGACCCAGCTGGCCCGGGTGCTGCAGGCCAACCCCAACATCGACCCGGGGCAGGCCGCGGCCATGGCCCAGCGCCCGGCCGACCGGACCGGCTATGCCTCGACGGTCAACGGCTACATGACCGGCAACTCCGGGGGCGGGGCCACCGGCACCACCGGAGGGATGGGCGGGACCGACTGGACCCAGATGTACAGCTACGCCTCGTCCCTGCTGGGGATGCCCTACGTCTACGGCGGTACCGGTAATGGCGGCTACGACTGCTCGGGCTTCACCCAGGCCGTGTACGCCCAGATGGGCATCCACATCGGCCGGGATACCTCAGCCCAACTCCAGAGCGGCCAGACCGTCGGCCAGGATGGCCAATGGCAGACCGACATCAGCCAGCTCCAGCCCGGCGATCTGATCTTCTACGGCCAGCAGGGCGGCACCGGACCCAACGCCCACGTGGTCATGTACATCGGTAACGGCCAGGTGATCCAGGCCGGCGGGCGGAACGTCAACGTCACCAACCTGTTCCAGGCTGCCTCCCCCAACGAGCCGTTCCTGGGGGTGCGCCGCTACACCGCCTTCAGCAACGCTCCCACCGGAGGGGCGTCGGCCTCGTCGGCCATGGGCCCGCCTGGCAACACCTCGGCGCCGTCGTGGAACGGCCAGCCCCTCACCATGTCCGACATCCCGGCCGTGGACGACTACATCAAGGCCAACTGGGGATCCGACGCCTGGCTCCTCACCATCCCCGAGGTGAAACAGATCCTGGAGCAGGGCGCGGTCAACGGCTGGGACGTCGACCGGACCATGGCCAAGATCGAGCAGACCCAGTGGTGGCAGACCACCTCGGGATCGGTGCGTCAGTATCTGGCCGACAAGAACCAGAACCCCGGCGACTACACCTTCACCACCCCGGGCTCGAAGGCCTCGGCCCAGCTGGCCCACATCCAGGACATGGCGGCCAAGGCCGGCGTGACCCTCACCACCGCCCAGGCCCAGCAGATCGCCACCAACTCCCTCATGTACGGCTGGGGGGATGAGCAGACCCAGGCCGCCATCGGCGCCTCGGTCAACCCCACCACCGGAGGCAACGCCCAGTCGGTCATGCAGCAAATCAACGGCGCCGCCGCCGATCAGTTCCAGAAGCTCAGCCCCCAGGTCGCGGCCAGCTGGGCTCAGAACATCGCCGGGGGCACCCAGACCATGGATCAGTTCCGGGCCCAGATGGCCCAGGACGCAGCGGCCCGCTGGACCGGCTACGGCCCCCAGCTCCAGCAGGGCATGACCATGAACCAGCTCACCAACAGCCTCCGTCAGAACGCGGCCCAGACGATGGAGATCGACCCCAACTCGATTGATTTCGTCGGCAACCCCATGTACTCGAAGATCCTCGACTACGTGCCGGCGAACTCCCCCAACGGTGTCCACCGAGTGATGACCCAGTCGGAGATGGACGCCTACCTCAAGAGCCAGCCCCAGTGGGATGGCACCCAGCAAGCCCGGGATCAGGCCGCCAACCTGGCCACCACGATCACCCAGGCCTTCGGAAAGATGGGATAGCAGCATGGCAACCAAGGCCGCCCCCAAGCCCGCCCCGTTCAATCCGTACGCGGGACGCGACCAACAGCTCTACACCGAGCTGACCCAGATGATCGGGGCCTGGTCCAAGGCCACCGGAGTACCGGCTCCCAACGCGGCCCAGATCGCGGCGTGGGAGAAGCAGTACGGCAACACCCTGCAGGGCCAGTTCAACACCGAGTCGGCCAACATCGGCTACTACGCGGCCCGCGATCCCCACCTGCCGGTCACCACCCGGCCTGCCATCATCGCGGAGGCCCAGAAGGATCCCCGCTGGGCCGGGCTCGACGCCTTCGGTCGGGCCATGCTGGAGCAGCAGTACAACCTCAAGCAGACCGGCTACGCCGGGGAAATGCTGGGGATAAACGCTCCGATGGTCCCCCTCGGGACGCCGCCTCCGCCGCACACCGTGGCCGCCCCATCCAACGCCTTGTCCTCCACTCAGCAGGGGGCGTGGGCGACCCTGCAGGCCACTCTGCGCAGCTACGGATTCACCGGGACCAGCCTCACGCAGCTGATGGCCTGGGCCAAGAACGAGATCATCAAAGGCAACAGCCCCGACCAGATCGCTCTCGACCTCCAGCAGACGGCCCAGTTCAAACAGCGGTTCCCGGCCATCGGCGTCCTGAGCCAGCAGGGCGTGGCCATGACCCCGGCCGAATACATCTCCGCCGAGCGGTCCTACGCCGCGGCCGAACACGCCGCCGGCCTGCCCGTCAACTTCGCCTCGTTTGATGCTCTCATCGCCAACCAGGTCTCCCCGGTCGAATACCAGACCCGGCTGCAGCAGGGCTACCAGGCCGTGGCCCAGGCCGACCCGACGGTGGTGCAGGCCTTCCAAGACTTCTACGGCGTCACCAAGGGCCAGCTGGCCGCCTACTTCCTCGATCCCAAGGCCCAGGAGCCGGCCCTGCTGCAGCGGGCCATCGCGGCCCAGATCGGCGGAGCGGCGGCCATGTCAGGCTTCCACGCCCCAGGCGGACCGACCACGACCGAGGGCATCACCGCGGCCCAGGCCCAGCGCATGGCCGAACTGAACGTGACCCAGGCTCAGGCTCAGCAGGGATTTCAGAAGCTGGGCGCTGAGACTCAGCTCTACAACCCGCTGCCCGGCGCCGGCCATGTCGGCAACGCCCTGACCGCCGACCAGTTGCTCAACGCCCAGTTCGGCTCCGACGCCCAGGCCCAGCTCCAGCTCCAGGCCCAGGCCGAGTTCAACGCGGGCCAGACCCGCCAGGGCGGCACCGTGGGCCAGACTGCGGCCGGCGCCACCGGGTTCGGGACCCTGCAACGCTGATGAACTCCAAGCTGGCCACCGTAGGCCTGCTGATCTTGGGCACCATCCTGGTGGTCGGGGGCGTGGTGCTGGCCATCAACGGATCGGACGACGGACCGGCCTGGGTGGGCAAGACCGTCGCCATCATCGTGGGCGCACTGGTGGCCATCGCCGGAGGCAGCCAGCTACGGCACCACGACAGCGAATGACCGCGCGACTACACGTTGGCTTGGGGAAGGGCCCAACGTGGCGGTAGTCCAGTCCGTTCGAGCCGGACCGCGGCCACTAACTGGTTGACACGCCAGCAACGGTAGTCGTACCCTCATCCCCAGGACGTGAGCCCCGTGGGCCGTCCGAGCGCCGTTGGCACCCTCCGAGCAGTGCCAGCGTGAACGCCCCGCTCGTTGACGTGGCCCTGTTGTAGCCCGGCTCCAGACCTCCACGACCTAATCGCCTTCCGGGCCCCCGCCCCGCGTCCTCCCGCGGTTGGCGCGAAAGGAAGTGGAGCGTGTCCAACGTCGATGATCAGTTCGATCCCGAGGACTACGAAGGCGTCCAAGAACGGATGGCGACCCTCCCCCGCCGGGAGATCCGCCGATTCGAGAAGGACCGCCGGGAGTTGGCCAGGGCCCAGCAGGAGCGGGATGACGCCGTGCGTCAGCTCGTCTTCGCCCGGGCCGGGATTGATCTTGATGACCCAGCTGCCGAGTGGTTCCTGAAGGGCTACGACGGCGAGATGACGGCTGATGCCGTGCGGACCGCTGCCGTGAAGGCCCGGCTGATTCGTGACGGTGGGGGCGGTACGCCCATCACCGACGCCGAAGCCCAGGGCCACGAGCTGATGAGCCGGGTTGCCAACGGGGCTCAGAACGTCAACCAGGAAGATGACATCACCCGGGGTCTCAAGGACATCCGGAACAACATCCACTGGCGGGACGCCGACAAAGCCCGGGACGAGATCATGCGACTCGTGGATGCGAACGACATCAAGTACTACCCCGGTGCAGCACTGCCGGGGGCCTAACAGAAAGGCGGCCTGATGGCCCTCACTGTCCAGGCGTCCACCGACTTCGCCCAGAAGGCGTACGAGTTGATGACGTACTACGCCCTCAGGCCTGAGCTGTATTACGACGCGGTCGCGGACGTCAAGCCCTCCAACCAATCTCAGCCTGGTACCAGCGTGCAGTTCACCATCATGGCGGACCTGGCGCTGGCCACCACCCCACTCAACGAGCAGACCGACGTCACCCCGGTGCCCCTCTCGGACACCACCGTGCTGGTCACCATGCTGGAGTACGGCAACGCCGTCACCACCACGGCCCTGGCCCGCGGGACGTCGTTCGTCAACCTCGACCCGGTGGCCGCCAATGTGGTCGGCTACAACGCGGGCCGGTCGGTGGACACCATCGCCGGCAACGTGCTCAATGCCGGCACCCAGGTCGCCTATGCCATCGGTGACGGCACCGTCACCCCGGTGTCCCGGGCCACCGTCCAGGTCAAGAACACCCTCGTCGCCGCGGACGTGCGCAAGGCCCGGGCCATGCTCGTGCGCCAGAGCGTCCCCAGCATCGGGGGGTACTACATGAGCTTCATCCATCCGGATGTGGCCTTCGACCTGCGGGGCCAGGTGGGCTCCGCGACCTGGAACGAGCCCCACGCCTACTCCAGCCCGGAGAACATCTGGACCGGCGAGATCGGCAGCTTCTCGGGGGTCCGTTTCATCGAGACCCCCAACGCGGCCCTGTTCGCCAACACCGGTTCGCCCTCGACGGTCGACGTCTACGGCACGCTGTTCATGGGACGCCAGGGGCTGGCCAAGGCCCACAGCTACGTGGACGGCAACCAGGACAACCCGCTCATCGTGCCGGGCCCCGTGGTCGACGCCCTGCGTCGGTTCGTGCCCATCGGCTGGTACCACCTGGTCGGCTACGGCATCTTCCGCCAGGCCGCCGTGCTGCGGATTGAGGGTGCTTCGACCATCGGCGCCAACTAATGGCGACCAAGACCAAGCAGGCCGAAGTGGCCACCCAGGGCGTGGTGGTGTCGACGTTGGTGGTCGGCCAGACCGGCACCATCGCCTACGACGCCGGCCCGCCGGATACCGACGTCACCTTCACGGTGGCGCCGCCCGGCGGCGGAGTGACCGAGCGCACCGTCCGCACCGACGACAACGGCCGGGCGGAAATCGAGCTGGTCCCCAACACCGTCGGTGAGCTGAACGTAGCCGTGACCCAGACTGCCGTGACCAGTCTGGGCGCGGCCACCGCCGAAGTGGTCATCGGGGTAGCGCCGCCCGCCCTGGCCATCACCGGACTCGACCCGCCCGACAGCGAAGTCGGCCCGCCCCAGAGCTTCCTGCTCACGGTGGAGGGCGACGGATTCGACATCAACACCAAGATCGGTTTCGGCGTGTTCTCGCAAGAGGAAGCCGATGCCGGCCTGGGCGAGGTGGGCGAACCCAAGTGGGAGCTGGGCACCCGGTACATCGACGGCACCCACGTCGGGCTCGACATCAGCGCCGGCCAGTTCCCGGGCGCCGACCCGGCTGTCCCGGTGGTGGTGGGGGCCCCTGATGGGACGGTGGCCGGTCCGGTCAACTTCGCCTTCACCGAACCGGTGGCGGCGGACGAGGCCACAACTGAAACGCAAGCAGAGGAGGAAGCCAATGCCGAATAAGGGATGGTCCAACGCGGGTGGCGAGGCGGTCAGCTCGACCACCCGCAACACGGGCGTGAACACCGACTGCTCGGACGCCGAGCCGTTCACGACCGGATCCAGCATCGCCAGCACGGGCAACCCGGGCGACATGGGTTCGCGGTCGGATCTGTTCGAGGTGCCGGGCCAGCTGTCCGGTAGCTGATGGCCAAGCTGTCCCAGGGCGGGAGGGCGAAGATCTCGACCTCGAACTTCGCCATCCCGTCCCGGGCCAAGACCGCGTCAGCCAAGAAGCAATCGGGCAACTACCCGATCAACGACGCCAGCCACGCCCGCAACGCCCTGTCCCGGGTAGCCCAGCACGGCAGCTCGGCCGAGAAGGCCCAGGTGCGGGCCGCGGTCAAGAGGAAGTACCCGGGCATCGGCAACAAGAAGGGAGGGAGCAAGAAGTAATGCCCCGCATGGATGAAGAGTTTTCCACCCACCGGCTCCGCCAGTCGATTGGTGACCCCAGCCGTTACGTCCCCGACACGCTGGCCGATCAGCTCCGCAACAAGGGCAACACCAAGCTGGAGATCCCCACCGATGCGGCCGGCAATCCCTCGCCGGTCCCGGCCAGCTATCCGGTCCCGGGCAACGCCGGCTTCGACAACGACAACGACGCCGACGATTACAACTGGGCCGCCTACCAGCAGGGGTCGACCACCTCTTCGAGCGGGCCGCCCTGATGAAGACGTTCATGCCCCCGGCCGACACCCAGATCACCGGAGCTATCCCGGCCTGGGCGGTGCTGTCCGAGCTACCGGAGATGCGGCTCATGTCGTTCTATGAGCCCTACGCCCGGAGCGTGAACGTCTACAAGATGGCCAACGGCCAGTACAAGCGCGACGACGTGGAGATGGTGTGGCCCGCCACCGACGCCGTGCCCAACGACGTGATCAGTAGCACCTGGGGGCTGGGCTCCATCGGCCCCCAGTTCATGCTCATCGACAACCCCGTGGTCTTCGTTTACTACTCCGGCCACGAATACCAGATTGACGACGACGAGGCCGCCGCCCTCACCGCGGCGGGCTATGGGGCGTACATCACATGATCCGGACCCACTACGGCCAGCACGAGGCCGACTGCTACGGCTGCAAGCTGCAGACCATCCAGTACGGCCCCGTTATCGACGTGGCCCCTCAGACCCTCACCGAGCGCCGCTGGGACCGCGACATGCCGGCCTACGCCCGGCTGCGTCGTGACGGCCTCCAGCCCCGCTCGGTGGACGGAGCGGGGGATCTGGAGCAACGTCTGGTCGAAGGCCAGATGGAGATCAACATGGGCCACCTCCTCCAGCCCAACCAGTACAGCCAGGCCCGGGAGTGCATGGAGGAATGCCAGAGCGTCAGCAGTCAGATTGATTGGTCCGAGACGGTGGCGGCCTACAAGCACAAGCAGCGGGACCAGTGACCACCCTCAACTACCTGGTCAACCAGGTGACCTCGCGCGCCCTGTCAGGGATGCGGGAGGAAGAGGCCGAGCTGTACCAGGACATGGACGATCAGGTCGAGATCGTGCACCTCCCGCCCGGCATCCCCCGCAGGTCGATGGAGCCGGGCGCCACCATCCAGGTCGACTACGAGCTGATGCGGATCATCTCGATTCTCGACCCGGCCACCCTCTCGGTGGAACGGGCCCTGCTCAACTCCGTCGCCACCGCCCACGCGGCCGGGGCCACCATCGTGGTCAACCCCCGGTTCCCGGCCGTGGATGTGGTGAGCGCCATCAACGAGGACATTGACGACCTGTCGGCTCCCACCAACGGCCTGTTCCAGATGCAGACCGCCACCGTGATCTTCAATCCGGCCGTCACCGGCTACGACCTGGGCGTCCCCCCGGGCCAGGTGATTGAGGCCTGGGAAGTGCGGGCCTGGGACTACGGATCCCAGCAGGCGTGGCCATTGATTGCGCCCACGTATTGGAAGCTCGACATGGGGGCGGACCCGAAGGTCTTCCCGTCAGGGGTCTCGATCAAGATCTACCGGGACGCCTTCCCGGGGCGGCCGGTCCGCATTCAGTACAAGGCTCCGTACTCCACCCCGCTCGTAGACCCAACCGATGATGTGGAGCTGACCACTGGCCTCCATAGCCAGGCGCACGACATCCCCGTCCTGGGTGCGGCTTATCGCCTCATGCAGTTTCGAGAGATCAAACGTACCTTCACCGAGGCGCAGGGTGAGCCCCGGCGGGCATCCGAAGTCCCAGTCGGCTCCAGCCTCACCGGGCTCAAGGGGATCCAGGCTCACCGCACCGACCGTATCAACGCCGAGCGGGAGCGGCTGAACAAGATCTACAAGCGGGCCAGGCGCTGAATGGCCCTGCTTCTGCGTTGGGCCCCGTTCTATGGACACGCGCCGTCCATGGCCAGCTACTTCAGTGGGTCATCCTCGGCCACCGATCTGGTGCCCGACCTGTACCACTGCAGCATCGCCGGCCGTCCCTACATGGTCGACTTCAGCCAGCCGTTCTATCGCCAGTACCGCCGGCAGATCGCCCAGATCATGCGGACCCAGGCCGACGCCTCCACCAATCCCGGGGAGCAGTCGCTCGACCCCAACGCCATGTGGCGCCGGTCGTTCGAGGGCTGGGATCTCGGGTGCGATCAGAACTTCGCGGACCGCAAGGACAGCCAGCCCAACCGGTACCGCGACAGCAAGGGCGTCGACACTCTGACCACCAAGTGGCAGATCTCCCTGCTGCCTGACACCACGGTGTTCCGGGCCTCCACCCGCTCCAACCTGAAGGTGCGCGAGGCCAACGGCTACATCTACGTGGCCGACGGCAACAACCTGTACTTCACCCCCCGGCCGACTCCCGGCATCGCCTGGACCCCGGCGTGGACCACGGTGGCGGGCACCCCGGCCAACCTCATCACCGGCATGGCCACCGACGGTTACAACATCTGGGTGGCCATGGGCCCGGGTGGGATCTGGCACACCATCGCCGGGTCGACGGGAGCGGCCGACAACTACGTGACCGGGGCGCTGTCGAACGCGGCGGTGGTGTCGTACATGAACGGCCGGCTGATGGTGGCTGACGGTAACAAGCTCTACAACATCGTCGCCGCCGGGGTGGCCCTGCCTGCCCCGCTGTTCACCGCCGGCAACCCCTCTTTCGTCTTCAACACTTTCGCCGAGGGCAAGAACGCCATCTATGTCGGGGGCAACGCCGGAGACCGCAGCTACATCTACGGCATGACCGTCACCTCCGACGGCCTCGCCCTGGGGGCTCCGGTGGTGCAGGGCCAGCTGGCTCCGGGCGAGATCTGCTATGCGTTGTACGGCTTCCTCGACTTCTTGATGGTGGGCACGTCGCTGGGGGCCCGCATGTGCACCACCGACGCCAGCGGCTCGATCAGCCTGGGCACCCTCATCCCCACCCCCAACCCGGTGATGACCTTCATGGGCTGGGATCGGTTCTGCTACTTCGGCTGGACCGGCTATGACGGCACCTCCACTGGGCTGGGCAAGATGGACCTGCAGAACCATGTGGTCCCCGGGCTGTTGCCGGCGGTGGCGTCGGATCTGATGGCCCCCGGCGGCGGGGTGGTCAGCTCGGTGTGGGTCCAGCCCGGCTACGTCCTCTTCGCCGTCAACGGCGCCGGTTTCTACGCCTCCGACCCCAACCATCTGGTGTCGACGGGCTACGTCGACAGCGGCCTGATCTTCTACGACCTCACCGACCCGAAGACCGCGGCCCAGCTCGACGTGTCCGGACCGATCAGCGCCGGCTCGTACTCAGCGGCCCTGGCGGTCAACGGCGGGAACTTCACCACCATCGGCACCCACAAGGTGGGCCAGCCTGAGCCGGTCACCTTCGGGGTGGGGCCGCGCACCGGGCAGTCCTTCGAGGTGCGCCTGACCCTCAACCGCGATCCGGTGTTCCCCAACACCGGCCCGGTGCTCACTCGCTGGACCCTGCGGGCCTATCCCGCCCCCCACCGCCCGCTCACCTGGCAGGTCCCGCTCATCCTCAACGAGGTGGTGGTGAACCTCACCGATGGCGAGGACTCCTACGACCCGCTGTCCGAGCTGGTGGCCCTGGAGGGCATCGCCAACCTGGGCCAGATGGTCACCTACCAGGAGGGCCCCTACAGCTACCCGGTGTTCCTCACCGACGTGGCCTTCTATCCCGACTACCCGACCCGGGACCGGCACTTCTTTAACGGCATGTGCCTGGTCACGCTCCAAGGTCTACCCCCCGGAGGGCAGTGATGACCGACCTCATAACTCCGTTGGTGTCCGCCCCGTTGCAGCGCATGTCCCATGCCGGCGCGGCGGTGCCCACCACGTTGGTGGGACAGATGAACCCCGGCGACCTGACCTGCGTCATCGCCGGCACCTCAGGCTGGCCGACCGGGGGAGCGGCGGGCCCGTTTCTGATCGTCATCGACGCCGGCTCCGGCAGCGAGGAGAAGATCCTCTGTTCGGCTCAGACCGGTGGCAACATCACCGTGGCCAGTGGAGGCCGGGGCTTCGACAACACGGCCCAGTACCTGCACAGCGCCGGGGCCCCGGTCGAGCACGTGGCCGGGGCGTGCGAGCTGGACGACGCCAACGCCCACATCTACGACACGTCACGTGATGACCCGTCCCATTCCAAGTACCCGCTGGTGTCGGGGGCGCGACCGTTCACTGGGCTGCAGGCGTTTAACGCCGGCCTGAATGCCACCGGTCCGGTCGGCCTCACCGGTCCGGTCACCGTCACCGGCAACGAGACCGTGTCGGGCACGCTGTCAGCGGGTAGC